GTTGATGTGCTGTCAATAAAAGCAATCATCTTATCACAATACTTTGCAATTAACTCATTGCGATGAAAAAACTGTGAAGTATGATACGGCTTACTATAATAGTTTTCATTCATCGCTGAATATAAATTTTTAACTGTATGAGCAGGATTAAATTCTTTATACTTAACTCCTAACTCCAATGCATATTTTTTTGCATACTTATCTGCGCCTGCACCAGCGCCTCCAGATACAATCTCTAACTTATCACCAAACGTTTGTTTAAGTTTGAAGATCATGTCTCGTATTTTTCGTTTGTTTTCGTATATCCTGCTCCCTACTATAGCAATTTTCATCAATTCAGGATCGGACTTTAATCTAGACATTATTTGAAATTTGTTCATTTTATTCTATTTGCTTTTGGACATAAATCTTCTTTATCTGCAAATTCACAATATTTGCAATTCTTCAATCCTTTATCTCCTATTGCAGGATAGCTAGCCGTTGTGTTATAGCTACCATCGTCATTAAAACAAGTCGACACAAAAGTTTCAATTTCAGCACTTAATTTTTTTCTAGTTATACGTCCTGAAGCTGGAGCAAATTCTTGCACACGCTTTTGTGGATACATAAAACCGTCAATCAATTTACGCTTTACAATAAAATACTTAACGTCAATCTTATCTTCATCATATCCATATTGTTTCGCAAAATACGATTTATACAATACTAACTGAGACGTTTTAATCTTATCTGCCTTAGCATATTGATTCCAACCTTTTGTACTCGTTTTAATGTCAATAATAATTATCCTGTCTTCTTCTATATCACGCAGTACTAAATCTATAAATCCATTCATTATTACATTTGGATTTTTTTCAGATGCTTGCACATACAATGGCATTTCAATACCAACTAACTCATAACCTTTGTTAGTGAAATAATCACCTCGATGCTTTTTGAACCAATCTAAGATTGCAACTCCATCTTCATAAAATTCTTGAAGTTGAGTTGCATTAGAAAAATGTTCATGATTGTTGTCAATAACTGACATCATATAATTCTGAGTCATTTGCTCTTGCAAACACTCTGCTAGGTTAAGTTGATCAGCAGTCTTAATTGACTCTCGAAACATTGTATTCAAATACCACTGCAATACTTCGTGAAATGAAGTACCAAATACGGTATGAATAGAAGGACCGCCAAATCGAGTACGATCAATATAATTCAATTTCCATTTATGTGGACATGAACTCCACATTGCAAACTGACTATACGATATAGTCTTATGATCTGGATTCTTTTCAGGAGCAACTGCTCTAAATAACTGACCTAATGCGCTAATTGCCATACAATAATTAATTTTCTATAATATAAGAAAACCTATTGTATGTTCAGTTATTTCTTTTGGATTTGTTCAGCTCTTCTTTTGAGATACCAAATGGCTTTGTTAAGATCTTCTAATTCTTTTGAAGCGTCTTTCTTACCCGCTCGAGAGATATACTTAACAGCATTGCCTAAACAGAAATCTAGATCCCACGCTTCAATTACTTTAATAGCTTCATAAGGATTAGATTCTCCTCCATAGTGTTTTGGATGGTTAACTGCCTCTGTAGTCTTATTACCTCGACCTGGCTGAATATGATAAATTAATTCTTGTTCCATATGGTTTATTTATTTTTTAATAGTTTATCTACCTCTTTATCCGTTTTACCGTATAATTTCACTATTTCCTTTAACGATAACAGTCGATCTCCTGTATACAATTCTAAGTATTCCACAGCTTCCTTCTCTGAAATTAAGAAGTGCTTTGACAGTAATTCCACCAACTCAGAATTGTATTTAGACTCTTTACTTCCTTTAATATACTTATTAAATGTCTTTTGTTTAGGAAGAACATCTAAATACAATTTATAAACTTCTTCTGGGGACAGTAATCCTATAGTATACTTTTGAAGTTCGTTAACCAGTTCAACCCAATCCATATTCATAGACAACCATCTGTTTATCATATACGGAGTGAAAGCTTTTTTGTCTTCGTCACTCAGTTTACTCCAAGCAGTTTTCTTATCTGTAATATTAGATAAATGATCGAATAAAGTTGCTGGTTTACTCATTTGGAATGTCAAATTCAGCGTTTATATTTCCACACGCAGTACACATGAAAACTTGAATAGGAGCAATTTGATCTTCTTTAGCACCAGTTAAAAGTTTACTAATTCTTTTAAACTTCATAGCCGGCATAAAGATATCATTATCACACCCTTCAGCATCACATACGATTGACGCTGCTTTTGCTAGATTAATATTAACCTGCTGTTTATTACCTTGAAATTGTTGCTTTTGCATTTTAGTATAATTCGTTTATTATTTTTACAAACATGGCACATACATTTATCTCTTTATCAACTACCATAGAATCTTGATACTGATGATCTGCAATAATCAATATAACAGAAGCTATATGACCAACAGCAAATGCATCTAAATTGTCGTATAAGTGTCTATACAACGCAGTATAATCTTTTACATGACTATCTGCTAATAGCTGACGAATAGAAGTAAATAGCTGCTTTTTATCTTTAATAGTCTGAAGCATTTCAACTATCTTATCCATATAGTTAGACTCTATCAACGATTGCTTATCAATAGTCAATTCCCCATTTACTACCTGACGCTGACAAGAGTTTAATATTCTTCTAATGTCTGGATATCCAGCATTTACAATACTAACTAAATCTTCAGGTTTCACTGAAACGTTTTCTTGTTGCAAAATCATATTAACTCTGATAGCAACGTCTTTCTTACTAGGAGGAGTGATAGCAAATACTTGACAACGACTTTGAATAGGATCGATAATCTTCTCTACGTAATTACATGTTAAAATAAAACGAGTAGTCTTACTAAACGTTTCCATTAAGTTACGTAATGCTGCTTGAGCATTAGGAGTCAAATAATCAGCCTCATCTAATATAATCAACTTCCATTGACGAAACCCAATTGTAGACGCAAAGCTTTTAATCTTCTCTCTTACAGTGTCGACATTATTCTCATCTGAAGCGTTAATATACATTAAATCACAGTCAATGTTTTTTGCAATCAACTTTGCCATAGTAGTCTTACCCGTGCCAGCTGATCCATAAAACAATAAATGAGGTACATCGCCATTGTCAAGATATATCTTAACTTTTTCTACAATCGATTGATTGCCTACATACCCTTCTAGAGTGTCAGGTCTATACTTCTCTACCCAAAGAGTGTGTTCTGAATTTCCAAACATTTGTTATTTTTTATTTAATGTGCGAATGATAAGTTCCAATGAGCTCATCATAGTAGACAACTCATTGGAAGCTTTCTCATTATATTTATTTTGCAATCTAGAAAACAGTTCAGTTGCTAATTCTAGCTCCGTCAATTTAATTTCTGGACTATTTTCAACTACTTGAACTGTTTCCTTCTTGCTTTGTTTAACCTTAATTACCGGAGTTTCTTCTTTAACAATCTCCACAGGTTTCTTTCTGGCCATTATTAAGCAATTGTTAATTTAACCAAATAATATGTCGAAGAGTAGTCTGCATTACTAAAAGTAACACGAGCCAACCCTTTAGAACTTACTTCTAACAATCCAGTTGCGTCTGCATTAGCTACAAGAATTTCTTTAAACAACTTAGCAGAGAAACATACAGTTTCCATATCAGCTGTTTGTTTTGTAGCTGTATTAAACACAATACGATTTGTATTTACACTTGAGTGATTGATGATAATTTTAGTTTCGCCATCTTTACTTTCAACACCAAAGTTATCAGACTCAGGCAAAGCATTTTTAGCTTTAATAAAAGTATTTGAAAAATCTTTATTAAGCTCAATCTGAACCTCGAACTCTGGAAGTGACTTCAAATTAGGCACTTGACGAATAACTGATAAGTCAGCTAACATGTAAGTTACATTTGCGGAAGAGTCTTTGAAGTTTACAGAGTAAATCTTTTTATCTACTTCTCCATAACTAATGTCAATCTTTTCATCTACTGCAGTTAGCATCTTCAACAACTGAGACGTTGCATACACACCTAATTCAGCATTAGCAGAATCAAATTGATTTAGTGTAACTTCGCCTATTACATTTTGGTCTGCGCTAATAAACTTAGTATTAAGAGTTTTATCTTCTACAACTAATTTAGCACTATCAGTATTACCTGCCAAATAATAACGATTGACAAAACCGATAAATTTACTTTTTTCCATTTCTTATTTTGTTTTATATTGTTTTCTAACTGCTTTAAAAGCAACATACATAGTTAATGCTATTAAACTTAAATTTAATAGATTTGGATGCCAATGCTCTCCACAAACGCCTAATGCGTGATAAATGAAATCTTTCATAACTTATTTTTTCTTTAATATATGTAATCCTTTTAACAAATCAAAATTAATATTGAGGAACAGGCTGTTGAGCATCTTTTTCTTCTGGAAGTTCTACAATAGCACATTCAGCTGTCATAATCATTGAAGCTACTGAAGCCGCATTTTGCAAAGCAATACGAGTCACCTTAGTAGGATCAATAATACCAGCGTCAATTAAATTTTCAAATTGCTCTGTCTTTGCATTGTAACCATAGTCATTATCATTTGACAAAATATCTCTGATAATAACAGATCCTTCTACACCTGCATTGGCGCAAATTTGACGGATAGGAGCTTCAATTGATTTGCGAATAATTTGCACGCCAATCTTTTGATCTTCATTATCAACAGTTAATGTATCCAAAGCTTTCGCTGCTTTCAATAATGCAGTGCCGCCACCTGGAACAATACCTTCTGCAATTGCAGCACGAGTAGCGTGAAGTGCATCATCTACACGATCTTTAATTTCTTTCATTTCTACTTCTGAAGAAGCTCCAATGTAAATTACAGCTACTCCGCCTGCTAATTTAGCCAAACGCTCTTGAAGCTTTTCAATTTCGTAATCTGACTTTGAAGATTCAATTTGCCCACGAATAGCTACAATACGCTCTTCAATAGCTTCTTTCTCACCAGCGCCATTTACAATAATACAATTGTCTTTAGACACAATTACTTTTTCAGCTTGACCTAAATGATCTAAAGTAGCGTCTTCTAACTTAACACCTAACTCTTCAAATAAAGCAGTACCGCCAGTTAGCACAGCGATGTCTTGCAACATTTCTTTTCTCTTCTCTCCAAAGCCTGGAGCCTTTACTGCACATATCTTCAAACCAGCTCTCACTCTATTTACTACCAAAGTAGCCAAAGCTTCTGCTTCAACATCTTCTGCAATAATTAAAAGAGGACGACCAGTCTGTACAGCACCTTCTAAAATAGATAGGAAGTCTTTCATTACACTAATCTTTTTATCATAGATTAGAATTAATGGCTTCTCCATTTCTACTTCCATTTTCTCTGAGTTAGTAACAAAATAAGGAGATAGATACCCACGATCAAATTGCATACCTTCTACTGTTTTAATTTCAGTGTCAGTACCTTTAGCTTCTTCTACAGTAATTACACCATCTTTACCCACTACTGAAATAGCTTCTGCAATCAACTTACCTACTACTGTGTCGTTATTAGCTGATACCGTAGCTACCTGCTCAATTTTATTAATGTCATCACTAACTACTTTAGATTGAGCAACTAACTCATCAACTATTACTGCCACTGCTTTATCAATACCACGCTTCATTTCAATAGGATTGACACCAGTTTCTACGGACTTAATAGCGTCTGTTAAAATAGCTTGAGCTAATACAGTAGCTGTAGTAGTACCATCACCTGCTTCTGTAGCAGTTTTACTAGCTACTTCTTTAACTAACTGAGCTCCCATGTTCATCAATGGGTCTTGCAATTCAATTTCTTTTGCAACAGACACTCCATCTTTAGTAATAACAGGGCTTCCAAACTTCTTGGAAATTACTACGTTTCGGCCCTTAGGTCCTAATGTAACCTTTACTGCATTTGCTAAAGCATCGACTCCTTTCTTAAGTCCTTCTCTGCTTTCTGAATTAAAATAAACTTGTTTTGCCATAATTTATGATTCTTTATTTTCTTTGGTTTTTGATTTTTTTGATTTTTTCTCGTCTACTGGTTGAATAGCGTCAAAGTCAAAATATTCATTTCGTACTTCACGAGCTACATTCATTACATTTTCTCCTCCAAACTTTACATAGAATGGTCTATATCTTTCATATACTTGAATTGGGTCAGGAGAATTAAACATCTCTTCCATTGATCTCAATATTTGAATTAGATCGTTAGGAATCAATTCTGCTAATACTTCTAGAGGACAGCTATTAACTAAATTCTCAACATTGTCTGCAGTGTATACATACATATACAAATTATGATATGTCAATCGAGTAACAGCTTCCGTCGAATAATTTTCAACAATATCCCAAGTTAAATGAGGTACGCCTGGATGATCAATCAAAGAAGGAACGTGGCCTGTTTTAGGATATCCTAATTGACTTCCATCCTTAGGGAAATACAACATATTAAATACTTGATCTTTCCAATTAGGACTCCATACCATCTGACCGAAGATTGGATATTGACCTGGAGATGAACTATCAGTGGATACTGTAATTCTATTATTCGTCAATTGGTTCATCAACTTTTGCATTTGCGCTAAAATGAAAAAGTCAGATACTTTAGAAATTCCTAATAAGTGAACCCAAGTATTATTTGTCTTTTCAAACTCTTTCTCTTTTAACATCAAAGCCAAAATATACATGAAGTCTACTAATCGTCTAGAAGACCCAATACACCAACCTCCAAAGTCTAAACCTTTAACTGTATTGTACCATGTAGTAAACTCAACAGGATTTGAACCTTGAACTACATTTAAGAAATTAGTTTTACCAGTTTGTTTCTTTTCAAAATACTTAAAGTTATCTAAACTAATGTCTAATGACTCTTGAAAGCGACCTTCATAAGTCACGCGAGGAGGAATATCAATATTAGCAGCGATATCTGAATTGTGTTCTAACCATTCAAAAATTCTATCACGCAATGCCATGTCCCATTTCAAAGCACCAGTTGCAATTTGGAACCCACCGGAGTCTCCAAATACTAAAGTGTCTTGCAACCCCCACGTTTGCCTAATATTATCTTTCTTGTATAAATGACCTGCGGTCATCAAGAAGTATTTGTAACGCCATTTCTCAGGAACTCTGTCGTCCCAAAAGCGATACGGCACGCCTGGTGCAACCTCCATATCTTTTGTTAGTGGCGATGCATAAGCACCTGAAGATAATGAAGGGAAGTAAACTAATTTCTTTTCTGTCATATTCTTTAATATAGTAAATTCTTATTGATTATCCAAATATTTCGTTAAGAATTTCTTCTGAATCAAAATATTCATTTGTTAAATGTTGAGTATGTAATTCTAATGTATAACTATGTCTGTCGTAGTCTGTAATTAAATTATTCATTTTATCTATTAATTGTGGAGCGTACATACAATAGTTTAATATATTTGAAGTCCAATGCGGAGGATATCTAAACTCATCAGGTACTAAATGATCAATACC